GTAAATCCGGTAATTTACGGTTGGCTTTACATCTGGATATTGCCCTTCGATTACCCGTTCAAACTCATCTGGCATCACATCACCTAGACCAGAGATAGAAACGGTTAATGTCTGGTCCAGATCACCCAGCATTCCGGATCTTTGAATAGATGCTGGCAAAAATTCATAATAGACCTGACCGGATCCTTCCTTATGTTGTACATACACCCCACGATCATCATTACGAACTATTCGGTATATGTTCATAAAGGAAGGATGAGAAAGCTCAATACATTCCAGTTGATAAACATCGACTTTACGATTGAAAAAGAACTTGGCGTATTCGTTATCCATTAGACCTCCCAATCCTTAATTAATGCTATATCGGCATTCAGGTTAGGCTGGTTTTGAACAACTTCGAGCTGTGCATTTACCCGGTAAAGGTTGCCATTCACTTCATTGGTCTTGAACGAGTTCGGAATGAAATTGCATTGGTATTGCTGACGTGTTCCTTGGTCTATGACCAAATCCGCATAGAATGAAGCTGGCTTATTCTGATAGATCCGCCAGAAAGCCATCATTTTATTGAAATCGGTTTTACTTAAATTCCAGTTCACATCAACAATGTGGCTATTACGTTTTACATCGATGTAATAGCGACCACGACCGCCGTCCATCTGCTGACGTTTCACATCATCACCCGGTGTTACGCCATAGCCGCTGGTCTGAGGATTTAGCTTTAACTTGTACATAACTTTCCTTCAGGTAATAAAAAACCACCCCGAAAGGTGGTTTGATGAAATAAGGTTTAGATATTTAAATTAATTACAAAAACGATTTAACATTAAGAAATCGATTTAATAATAGTTTCTTTACCATCTTCAAAAATCTCTTTTACTACAAACTTGCAGTAGGCTTCATCTTGAGATGGTTCAGTCAGTAAAGCTGGATTCACAAAATCTTTGATCTGTTTTAAACGGATCAATTCATAATTTCCATTTCTTTCCAACTGATAGTCCATTTTTACATCACAACTATACATAGTAGTTGACCCAATAACAGAAGTAAGCCTGAAAGTTAACTTCTTATTTGCGGGTACTTTAAACTCAAAAAACTCTTCACCATTATTTAAACTGATTGTGGGTTTAGGCATATTTAATTTTTTGGGCTCATGCATAGAGCCATACTTTGTTAAATTATTTGAAATCTGCTTAGTTATTAGGTTTTTTGAAATTTTTTCACCCTCATTATTTTGATAAGTAATATAGAACTGCACCATGGGAATATTACTTCTATAAACCCTTAAATTTGCAGTATTTCCCGAAACATCATCCTGATACATATTTGTGGATCTTACGAGATTATTTACCGCAGGAATGGCACATCCCGTAAGGCCTAAAAGTGTTGTAGAAATTACAATTATTTTTTTCATGTCTTAACCATCAATTTTAATGCCAACAGACTCTATCACCTTGAAATTTAAATATTATGAAAATGAACCCTCCGAAAAGGGTTCAAATTATTAAGTACGATTTCTTCTCGCTGTCGTATTCTCAGTCAAAGACCGACTAATGGTTGAGTTTGGATTTGCGATTTGATCACTTACAAGCTTAGGTACCGTTCTTGGAAGCTGCTTATCCAGTTCATCTTTAACAATGATCCGGACTGTTTGCTCGTCCAGTTGTTCGGCTTCAACTGTCGCCCCACTCACCTGATTAATCACTTCAATTTTGAAATTGATTGTCGGTGAAGCTGGCTCAATTGAAGGCATCATCTCAGCTTGAGGGCGTGAAGTACTTCCTAAAGTAAAGTCCTGAACATCATCCAGATTTGAACGATCCTGAACTAAACCATTGGATGAGAAGTAGACCTTGCCATCATGGAATAAGTCTAAATTTCCAGAAGAAGCTAATTTAGGTGTGTCTCTATTACCCTTATAGATAATCTGAGTATCTTGAACCGGTTGATTAAAGATGTCAGCCTGCTTTTGGCTTTCTATAAAGGCACTAGAGCTCATCATTGCACGGCGCATGACACTATCTGCCAAGGCATTGTTATTGAGAAAAGCTTCAGGGTTTGCACTCTTACGCATTTTCTCGACTAAGCCAACACCGCCCCAGCGTTTAATATCTTCTTGGGACCAGACCACCTCTCCTTTATGGACAATACCAGCAGGCTGATATTTCCCACCTGATCCAGTGTAACCACCGTCAGCAAAGCCTTGATCTTTGATTGCCCGGATGTTTGCAATGATGCTAGCGCCTTGAGCAACCGCCCCAGCAATCAATGGTAAATTAAGAGGAAAACCAACACTAGCCGCCTTTGCAATACTTTGCTGAATAGAAATACCTGCAGCTGCAATGGCATAAGCTTTATCAGCGGCGAACATGATCTTATATGCTTTAGATTGCTCTCCAAACATTGAACCAAACATCGATGTAAGTGAACCCATCATTTGGCCACCAAGAGCAATTTGAGCATTCAATCGATCTTGCTGATACTTATCTTCAATATCCTGAGCATTCTGAGCATATTCGGCAGCGATCTGATTGCGTTGGTCCTGAGCAGCTTGAATGATAGCTGTTTTCTGATTTTCGTAATCCTGTTGCTTAATGAGTCCTGCTTCCATTTGAGCATCAAGACCATCTAAAGAGTTTTGTTCATTCAGATCAGTAGCAGCAAATTGACTATCTGCTAAATCATTTGCAGCATTTAAACGGCTAAACCGCTCCTGATCCTGTCTGAAGAACTCGCTGGTACCATTCATATCAGCCTGAATACCACCCCAGTTTTGAACAGCATTATTCACTTTATCGCGTGTCTCTTTATCCTGATTGGCTTTAGATAATGCGATTAGCTTTTGCCGCTCTTCTATAGAAAGCTTGGTATTCTTAAGAATTTCCTCCCGTTCTAGTCTGTAACGTTCCTGCATGGCTTGCGTTTCCGAAAGCAATGATAAACGTGCCTGAAATAAACGCTGTTCCTGAGCTAATTGCATTAACCCAAGTTCTTGCTTTAATTGTTGAGCTAATAGATCAACAGCCTCTTTACGCTGATCTTTAGTTAAATCTAGGTCATGCTCGGCCTCAAACTGACGCTTGGCATAGCTATCTTTTAATATTTGCTCTTCCGTCTTTGTGTAGTCTCGGAATGAATCAAGCTTAGTCTTTGTAGCTTGCTCAGCAATAGCAATATCATTATCTGCACGTGCTTGAAGTTCTGCTTTAATTTCGGCCTTGCGTTCTGGGTTAAAGTTAGCTTTATCAACATCCTCAAGTTTTTTGGCCAGATCATTCCTAATCTTTGTTACTTGATTAGCAACCTCATTCTCTAACTGAAGGCGAAGTTTTGCCTGCTCCTCAGCCATTTTAGTTGTATCTTGAATAAGCTTATCAAAGTCTTTTGATGAAATATCGCCAGCAGAATAGCCATTAATACCAGCCATATAACTTTGATAGTCTTTCCAGTATTGATTATTATTTTTACCAATACCTTTACCCTTCATTACATTGCCTTCACCTGCATGATATGCACGTACAGCCTTCTCTAAATCACCTTTAAAAAGTTTCAAAAGATAAGACATGTACTTAGCCGCACCTTCAGCAGACTGTGCTAAATCAGTGCGGTCTTTTACGCCATATTGCTTAGCAGTACCTTCGAGAAACTGAAATCCACCAGTGGCTCCGGTTTCTTTGTTATAGGCTTTTGCATTACCTCGAGATTCGATCATATGAATCGCGGATAATGTTCCTGATGGAAGTTTGTATTTAGACTCTAGATCTGCAAAGCCGAATTTTGAAGCATTCGCTAGGACTTTCGCATTTACACTTAGTACTTTTTGCTGATTTTTAAGCTCCTTGTTTTGCTCACGTATAGAATCAGTTCTAGCATCCGTGATGGCTTTGATTGATTCTTCTGCTTTCCAAGTATCCGTTAATGCTTTCATAGCCTCTCGGTCTGCTGCCTTAAGACCCTTAGCTAATGAATCTTTATAAAGCTTCAGTAAATCATTAGCCTGAGACTCAGAAAAACCTTTTTTCATTACTATCTCGACAAATTGCGTATCCCACAATTTATCTGCATACAATTTCTGTAAGGACTTTTGAGCCTCATCTGCAGCCTGTTTTGTATTCTTGATAGCATCAGCATGCTTCTGTTGCTCAATTGCTGCATTTTGGGCTTTATTACCCGTTAAGGTAACTTCAATACCAAACAATTTAATGGCTGTTTTGGTCTTATCAGCCTTTTCATAAGCTTCATTATATTTGTCGATTTGCTCCTTTAATGCATCTCTTAGGCTTGGGGGTAACTTCTGCTTAGCAAGTTGCTCCATAGCCTCCTTGTAGCTAATCGTGCCCAATCGAGCTTCATTAGAAATCCTTGTAAGTTCAACATTACCTTTACCGTAGTTTTGAATATCAATTAAAGCTGAACCAACAGCCATTTCTGTTTTTTTCAACTCCTCATTTTGAGCTTTAAAAGCCGTTGTTAAGTCATTAATAGCTTTGGTTTTTGCCTCACCTTTTAAGCCTTTTAATTCTTCAGCAGTACGGTTAGCCACTTCGGCTTGTTCAGCGAGAGTTCTATTCGCTTCTTCTGCCTTACCTTTAAAATAAGTGTAAGTTGCAGCCAGAGCGGATACACCTAAGGTAATTGCTCCAATTGGACCCCCGATAAGTCCTAATGCTCGGCTACCAATACTACCAACTAAAGAAGAAGCTGCTGAGAGGCGTGTTTGCGCAGCAGTTTGTGCATTTGTAGCAGCAGTTACTGCTGCCTGTGCTTGTGCGTATCGAGTTGCTGCCGCAGTTGCTCCAAATTTAGCTTGGGTTTCTGCATTTGTTGCTCGCACATTCGCGAGATGAGCTTTTGCTGCATTCAAAGCAGCGGTAGCTTCTGCATATTCTGCTTGAGCATTTAATACAGATGCTTGGCGGCTCGCTAAAGTTGAAGCCATTCCCTCTTTAATAGCAGCGCTCTTAATCAAAATTGCACGAGTTATATAACCAATACCAACGACCAAAGCCCCATCAGCAATTAAATCTAAATTACTTGCAAGAGTTTGAACTGATCCAGCTAATACCTGTGCCGCACCACTTCCCTTACCTGCTTCGCCAACAAATTTTGTGATCTCGTTGTTTAGGAGTGTGAGAGACTGCCCGATTGTGATATCTGTTTTAGCAAAAAGAGCATCAACATCAGATTCTACATTTCTAAGCGCTTTTACAATTTCTTGTGAAGTAATTTTTCCTTCAGC